ATCTGGAGTTGTTGGATCCTCAACACCATCAGCAGTCTTCTTCAACATTAAGATGTCACCATCTTTAACATGTTCTACTAGACCTGCCTTAGATACAAGAGCAATATACTGTTCTTTAGGACAATATGTATCAGCAGGATCAAATCCATATCCAATACCACCCTTCTGTACTGTAACAGAATCCACCTTACCATCTTTGATGTTAGGTTTCATTACTGCACCACCACCTTCAGGCTCATTACATGTAAATTGGGCACGAACTGTTGCCTCAGCATTCACTCGCTTACCCTTTTGTCTCATCCAGACACCAACTATAGCACCAATATCATCAATGATAGGCAGTGCTTTCACTGGGCTGGTTGCCTTGAGGTTATCCCAGACCATTTCTGGGAAGCATGGTTTCTTATTCAGTATACTATTATTACAGTTAACAGCACTACTTGCTATCTTACCAGAACTATCGTAAAAATTCAAGCTCTCGAACTTCTCTATTGGTCCTCTGGTGTCAAAGTTCTTAAGAGATAGACCACTAGCAAGACCAGCAGCAGAGTCTAGAGCAACTAATGCACCACTCTTGGTGTCAAATATTTGTTTGATGCCATCCTTTGCGAACGGTACGAAACCATTGATAGGATTACCATCACCAATAACTTCACCTGCAGCAGGTGGTTTGACTGGGTACTGATCCACTTGCTTCTGCTTGGCATCATTACCCTTTGCTTTAGGACCATGGCATGTTTCATATACAGATGCACCAATAGCACATGATAATGCACCATCACAGAATAGATCTAAGATCTCACCAACCTTACTCAATATACCTTGTATCTTATCCTGAGCATTTTTGATAGCACCCGTGACTCCTTTCAGCATACTCAACGCACCGTCTATCATACCCATGATCTTACCCATGATGTCACCGATCATGTTCTCTATAAGACATAGTGCAGTGTCAAGTACATTCTCTAATAGATCCTTGAGCATATCACTGATGAAGTCACCCAACTCACCTGCCATTTGCTTAAAGAGACAGGAGACTAGACCACCAACATCCTTGAGTTGTGTCTTAACTGCATTATCCAGATCTGGATTAGGTATATTAATTTCATCGAGACCTTCACGTACTAACTTATTAGTCTCTTCCATGACAACACCCTTGATGTTGCCCAGTAAACCATTGAGTTTAGCTTGTACTCTATTCTTTGTACTGTCAATCTTCTTCTCAAGGTCAACAACAGCACCCGTTGCCTTATCAATGTAGTCACCAATAGCATTCTGTTCTATACCACGAGCAAACTTCATGAACTCTGCCATAGGTGCTTCAAGTTTGGTAGCAGTCTCACCACCACACTTACCATTACCTATCTGTACAGTTACACACTTCTTCTTTGCTGCAGCAACCTGTGCTTCAGTCTGTGGTTCAGCAGGACCACGTGGGTTCTTAGTACTTATCTCCCCTTCTTTCTCTGGTATTCCTTCGTTATTCTTTGGTGCTACTTCTTGTCCTGTCTCTTCATCGTCAGCTACTGTACTACCAGTACCACCAACACCACTACCTTCTCCACCATGCTTCCTCTTATCATAGGTAGGTGCACTTAACTTATCAAATCCTGTTGCTGTACCACCGACAGAACCATATCCACTTTGAGGATTTTCATCACCGATAGCACCTATAACAATAGGTACCTGTGCATTTGCACCATCCATGAAGAAGCCAACCACCCAAGAATTTATTTGTAGTTGATGTAGTGAACCAATACCCGATCTCTGTGGAGAATTGACAGGCATCAATACCATAGCCCATGGTAAATCTTCTGTTGGTAGTTCTGCTTTACTAGGACTATGGTAACCCACGATCCTAACCTTTACCTTATTAGTCCAGTCCCAATCAAAGTCTGTCCTACCAAATAATCCAAGTACTGTGGTTCGTTGTAATGTTGCAACAGCTGTATTAGCAAGATTACCTGCAAGATCAGATAGAAAATGACCACTACCATCGTTCTCAACCTGTCCTACGAACCAGTTGAAACCGTCTTTACCTATAAAATTAGAGTCGCCTTCCGTCATCCTGGACCTCCTGGACTGTCAGTAAACAATGTAACCTTGGTAGTCATCTTATCATCCTTTGATAAGAATTGCTTCTCAACCCTACCAATAACATAGAAACCACTGTTCTCATAATCAACATCTCTTGCCTTACCTTTGAATGTAAGTAACTCCACTACATCACCAGCAGTGAGTTCATTCGTACCAATATATTCTAATTCTACTTGCTTAGTATAAAATAATTTTTCCCTAAGAGATGCTTGTGACATCTGCCTTATGGATCCGTCAGTATATCTACCTTCTGTGAACAATGCAGTATCCATCACCTTAGACATTATACGAGTGTGTGCGTTATCCCTATCGAACTTACTATAGTACTCTGGTGGTTCAAAGTTCTTATTCATTAGAGGCACATCTTGATAATATTTAGTTATGTTAAAAGGATGTTCCACATAATTCATGTCCTTAACGTCCAGTGTCATCACCATACTATTAAATGAACCTATGTTTAAACCCTTCAACACATCAAAAGAACTTATGACTTCCATCTTCTTGACAGGAATGATATCCTTATCCTTCTCTGAATCCTCATTGTCCTTGGGAGTATGACCCACTACAAACTTCTTCACTGCTTTCTGACGAGAGAATGAATCAAATGATTGAAACTGATATCCTCTCTTATTCTGATAGAAGGCATACCCAGCTGATGCTGATAGTTTCTGACCACGCCATCCCCTACGTTTAGCAAGAGACTTAGAACATAACCACTTGATCATAGTAAATGGAGACCAGTAAGGAGATATGAATGAGAACTTATTCTCTGTCCTCTCAACCTTAATATCATATGTTGTACTCAATAGATCACCAAGTATCTCTTTCTCTACTATTTCATCGATCCTCTTACCACCACCTTTACCAAATCTCCTAGACACCTTAGTAGCAGCATTATTAACAAGGTCAAACGTACAAATACATAAGGTAGCCTTAGACTTACCATCCTTAGTTACTCTATCCTGTATGTCATATATTACTCCATGGATCTGATAAAAATTAGTTGTAGGTTCTTCAGTATCTTCCCAACCAATGAATACAGGTTCCATACCTTGTAGTGCAGATACTATACCAGTCTCACTATCTGTTACCTGTGCTTCAAGTCTTATAGACGCACTCCTAATATCCTCAACATACCTTAAGTAAAGGACTTGGTTCATTGTCATGTACACATCATTATCTTTGCCTGGAACAGAGATAACAAAATGTCTTAGACTAAAATTTGACTTACTTAGTTGCATTAGAATTGAGACGTTATAGTATATTCGTCAAAGTATGGACTATACTTTATCTTAGGTATAGCCTCATCACTACCTTGATCCATAGTACCAGGTGTTGGCTTAGGACGTACTGGCATCTGAGCAATCTCTGGCATCTGATTGGCAGCTGCTGATGTCTTCTCATCAATGCTCTGACGATTATCATTGATGACGTTCTCTGTTAATTCATTTAGATTAGTTGTCTGTTCATCTTTCTTCTTGAACATATTAAACATCTTACTACCAGCAGTAGCTGCTAGTCCCATAGGTGTATACTTGAATGCTTTCTTAGCAAGTCCACCTGCACCTTTAAGGAATCCTTTAACATGCTTATTCTGTGTGATATTCTTAAAGGTATTCTTAGCACCACCAGCAACCTTCATTCCTATACCTATAGGAGACATATCGAATGCCATCTTACCAGCTTTCTTTATACCAGCCGCTGCCTTACCAAAGAAACCTTTACCATCCCCAACATATCCTGTCCCCATATATCCTCCAACTGGGTTTGGTATTAATGGGTCACCTACCTTTGGTGCTTCTGCAGCCCAATCCTCATGTCCTGTTGCACGCATCCCCAACGCCAACATCTTACCCATAAAGGATGATGGTGCACTGTACTCTTTCTCCTCCTCATCTTCTTCATCCTCACCTGCAGGAGGCAATGCCTTTGCGTCCTGTTCTGCAACCCATTGTTCTGCTCTATCTAATTCTGCCTGGTCTTCTGGATCACGTTCATCTCC